ATGCAGAGAACCATTGTAACTCTATGCAGTACGAACTGGTCGATTGGTTCTATCCAAATGATATGCACGAGCCATGCTACCCATTCATTAAATTATGAAACGAAAGCAATCAAGATTCGAGAAGAATACTATCATGATTCTCAGTATAGTAACTAACTTGTTTATTATTGCTGGTGTAACACGACATTGGATTCGCTATGACAACACCAAACTGGCAGCACCACAGCCGCAAGCAGCCCAAGTACAAGAGCAAGCCACGCATGGTGCAAGCTGCCCGCAAGCGTACTAAAATGCTCATCAAAAAGCTCACATCACAATCATCAAGGACATGACCGACACTTACTACTACTATGAAGCTCTCATGGGCACGGGTAAGCTAATACACCTGTTCGCTCGTGACGACATAGAGGCTGCATACAGGGCTACACACATAGCCAAGTATCACTGGAACACCACCCTCACTGACATCTACCTAGACAAACATCATCACTGCAATGAAGAAAGAATTTCCAAACAACTACAACATGATAAAGAACTGCCCAGCTGAGTGGTTCGAGCCTATCGAGTTTGTCACTTTCATGCACTGGAAGATAGACGGCTGGGAGATGCCAACAGAGTATCACTGCATGATTCGTGCACGTAACCACAGAACCAACAAGGTCACAGAACACGTGTACAAGTCAGGTGCAGCTGCAAAGAAAAAGGTCAAAGAGTTGATCGCTGGTGCTGAGACAGAGTTTACTGTATGCACACACAACGATATACAACATTTGATACCACTAAAATATGTTACAGACAATGACAAAGAGAACTATTCCGTCTGATGACGTTTACACCTACCACAAACAAGCATTAGACATGTTAAGCAAAGATCACCCTCACTATGATGAGGTCAGAAAACACCTACTAGCACAAATACAAGATGAACTCGCAGATAGATATAACGGAAGACCAAATCACGGAACAGGTCAACTTAGAAAGATCACAGATCAAACAAGGTCTCAAAAGACTGCGTGACCAAACGTATAAGCTAGAAGCACAACAGTACTCTTCTGCAACAGTATATGGTATCGCTTCGATTGATGCGTTACTACCACGTGTAGTTCAACGTATCGAAGAAACTAACAAGAAAATACATCAAGGCAAGTATGGAGCTGCCTTCAAGGATATACACCAATATCTAGCTAGTATTGAGGCATTGGCTGCCGCAGCTATCGCCTGTAAAGTTACATTTGATAATGTCTTTGGTTACAAGGACAACTGCAACACAGCTACCAACGTATGTTCTATGATAGGCAAGGCTATCGAAGACGAGTGCCAGATGCGGCACTACGAACACGCAGCCCCTGCTCTACTCAAGACTCTCAAGGACAACTACTGGCACAAAGCCTGTGGTACACATCAAAAGCTAGTTGTTATCAGGACGCTGATGAACCGCTACAATATTGAACCATGGAATCCTTGGGGTACAAGTATACGTACCAAACTTGGTGGCTGGTTACTTGATTGCATCATGGCAACGAGTGGCTGGTTCTACAAGCAACGCATACGCACAGGTCGTAAGACACAAGTGTTTATTGCACCGACCGCAGAGTTCATGGACATCAAAGATGAAGTCATGGCAAATGCAGAGTTATTCAGCCCTTTGGCGTGGCCCATGCTAGTACCGCCCAGAGACTGGTCAAACACCCAAGTCGGTGGGTATATACTCAACGAGGTAATGCAAGGCCACGAGCTTGTTAGAAGAGGCGATCACGCCCTTATACAGGGGGAAATCCCACTCGCTTTTCTGAACAAAATACAGCAAGTTAAATACAGGTTAAATCCCTTTATCGTCCGTACTGCGGAGCTGTTACAAGAGAGAGGTATAAGTGTGGGCAAGTTCCTACCTATCGTTCATTATGATCTACCACCCAAGCCAGTTGATATTGCTGAGAACAAAGAGTCTCGTAAGAATTATCGACGTGCAGCAGCAGAGGTAATGAACAAAAGAGCAGCAGAGTTCAAGAGATCCTGTCGCACACGTATGACTATGGAAGCTGTCGATCGCTTCAAGGACAGAGAGTTCTACATACCATGGTCGTTCGATTACAGGGGGCGAGCTTATCCTATCCCTGCGTTCCTGACTCCTCAAGACACAGACTTTGGTAAGTCCTTACTACAGTTTGCTGATGCTGGAGAGATTACAGAGGACGGAGAACGATGGCTCGCTTTTCAAGTAGCTACTACCTACGGACTTGATAAGTCCACAATGCAAGAGAGATTGGATTGGACACGTACCAATGTCTCACTTATCGCACGTGTCGCACGGAATCCTATTGATAATTTAGGAGACTGGGAAGGTGCAGATGAACCTTGGCTATTTCTAGCAGCTTGCGAAGAGTACGACGCTTGTTGCTTACGTCAGACACGTACCCTCACCTCCCTGCCCGTGGCTACCGATGCTACCTGTTCTGGTTTGCAGATACTAGCAGGCTTGGCACGGGACAAGACCACAGCACTTCTTGTAAATGTTGTACCATCTGATCGACCACAAGATGCGTACAAAGTTATTGCAGATGTGTCAAAGCCATACATACCTGAGACAGTACGAGGTGTGTGGGACAGAAAATGTGTAAAGCGTACTGTAATGACCATACCATATAATGCAAAGCCATATTCTAATAGGTCTTATATCAAAGATGCACTTCGTGAGAAGGGTGTCGAGGTTGACAAAGATCAGCTTACTCAGATCGTTACATCAGTTCGTTCGGCTATGGGGGCAGTCGTGCCCGGGCCAATGTCAGTTATGAGATGGATCGAGACTGAAGTTGGTAAGACTATCAAACGTGGTGAAGAGCATGTGGAATGGACGACTCCTTCTGGCTTCGTAGTCAGACAGCGTTACTTCAAGAAGAAGGTTGAACGCATCCAGCTACAGCTACTAGGTCGTTGTGATCTATCCGTCGCAGTAGAAGATGGGAAGGAGGTCGACATCAATAGGCACAAGGCTGCTACTGCACCTAACCTAATCCATAGTCTGGACGCATCACTGCTACACCTCGCTGTGCGTAGCTTCGATCAGCCAATCGCACTAATTCATGACAGTGTGTTAAGCAGATGTTGCGATATGGATAAATTATCTGCTATAATTAGGGAGACATACATGATTCTGTTTGCAGAGCATGATTATCTCCAGACCTTTGCCGACCAGATACAGGCAGAGACTGAACCACCGATCATTGGCGACTTACAGCCAGAGTCGGTTATTGAATCCACTTATTTCTTTTGTTAATATGAGCAAAAACGTACACGTCACAGACGCTATCAAACTAGAAGGCTTCCAAGCTATCCTAGAACCCGGCAAGTTCGGATACTCACTCGCAGCTATTGTGGGTACAAGTATCATTGACGCGCTTGAAGTTGAAAGACAGGCTGTCCTCAAGTGGGCAGAGTCTAAGTTGAAGAACCCAAAGAGAGCTACACTCAAGCCTACACCATGGGAAGAGGTAGCTGATGGTAAGTTCAAGATCAAGTTCTCATGGGGAGAGGACAAGAGACCACCAGTTGTCGACACAGAAGGCACACCAGTTACAGATGCAAAGACACCAATCTATGGTGGCTCAACTGTAAAGCTAGGCTTTTTCCAGAAGCCATACATCTTGAAGGATGGAGTAACTTATGGTAGTTCACTCAAGCTAGTTGGTGTACAGGTTGTCGAGATTGCAGGCAGTGCAGCTGGGGTTGATGCAGACAGCATGGACGACAAAGAAGTTGCAGATCTATTCGGTAAAACTGAAGGGTTTGTTGCAAAAGCTACAGCTCCTGAGTCTGCTGACGAAGATAGCATTGAAGAAGAAGAAGACTTTTAAGTCTAAGCTAGAGGTCAGCGTTGCTGAACTACTAGACACAGTTGGTTGCAAGTATGTGTATGAGGGCGAGCAAGTTCCTTATACCATACAGCACCAATACAATCCTGATTTCGTACTGCTCAACGGTGTCATGCTGGAAACCAAAGGTTACTGGGATGCAGAGGACAGACGTAAGATCAAGGCTGTCATTCGTGACAACCCACACCTTGATATTCGTATGGTCTTTCAAGCACCATTCAACAAGATCAGTAAGAAATCCAAAACTACATACGCCCAATGGTGTGAGAAACACAACATCAGGTGGGCGGCAGCACACGCAATCCCCATTGATTGGTTAAGATGAACACAGAATCAGAATTTGTGGCACACGAACCATGTAACAACTGTGGCTCGTCGGACGCTAACTCACGTTACTCTGACGGCCATGCGTACTGCTTTGCGTGCCAAACGTACACCCCTGCGGAAGGGGACAACTATACACCCATAATGAATAATGAACGAGTACAATTCCTCGGATCAGCTGAACAGCTGCAAAAACGAAGGATCAGCGAATCCACCAACTCATTCTACCGTATCTACAGACACGGCAACACCCTCCGCTTCCCATATTATAATGAAAGCGGCCAAGTTGTTGGATTCAAGATTAAAACAAAGTCAAAGGACTTCCACTATGAAGGTCAGGGATCAGATCAACTCTTTGGCCAGCATCTTTTCCCCACCAGCGGAAAACGAATCGTCATCACAGAGGGCGAACTAGATGCTGCCTCTTGTTACGAAGTTATGTCAGGTTGGCCCATGGTCAGCCTACCTCATGGTGCGGCAGCAGCCAAGAAAGACTTGCAGAAAGCCATACCCTTCTTGCAAGGCTACCAAGAAATCGTCCTCTTCTTCGACAACGACGAAGCAGGGCGTGAGGCCGTTGAATCTGCCACGAGTATACTCCCAGCCGGTAGGGTTAAGATTGCTAGACTCGATGCTTACAAAGATGCTAGCGATGCACTCCAAGCTGAAGACAGAGAGGCAATAAGGCGAGCCATATGGGATGCCAAGCCATACAGACCAGACGGTATTGTTGATGGTAAGAATCTCATGGCATTGGTTACAGAGCCTACCAAAACCTGTGACCACGAGTATCCTTTCGAGGGGCTCAACGAAAAACTACATGGCATCAGATACGGAGAGCTAACTACTCTTACAGCTGGGTCAGGTAGTGGTAAGACTTCACTGGTCAGGGCTATCGCAGCTGATCTTGCCATGAAAGGTGAGACAGTTGGTATCCTTGAGCTAGAAGCAAACAACAAACGTACAGCACTAGGACTTATGTCCGCTGCCGTTGGTAAACCCTATCACATCGGAGAACATGACAAAGAAGAACTCGAGTCTGCTTTTGCTGATACTCTTGCAAAGTGGAATGTTTTTCTGTTTGATGGCTTTGGTAGCTTTGACCCAGATGTTATTTACAACAGGATCGAATACCTTGCCAGTGGACTGGAGTGCCGTATTATATTTCTTGACCATCTTTCTATATTATTAAGTGGTCTTGACGGCGATGAAAGACGTATGATAGACTCGACAATGACGAAGCTCAGATCATTAGTCGAACGTACAGGTATCGCACTATTTTTAGTATCACACCTACGGAGAACAAACAGTGACAGTAACTCACACGAAGAAGGGGGACGTGTCTCTCTTGGCCAGCTACGAGGATCTCATTCGATCGCTCAGCTCAGCGATAGCGTCATCGCATTGGAACGAGACCAGCAAGGAGAGGCTAACGCTAACCTTACAACTCTTAGAGTGCTTAAAAACCGTTTCTCAGGAGAGGTTGGAGTTGCTACAACTCTGAGCTATGACCTATCTACTTGCCAATTCTATGAAACTAAAACCGAAGACACAGTTGAGTTCAACCCAGCTACAGATTTTTAGACCAAACCCACCCACCAAACAACAGAAAAGACGTGCAAAATTCAGAGACAAGACCTATTACCCTCCTGTTCGATCTGGAAACAACACCTCTAAGTCAAGAGGACGTTGAGCTGCACTGCTTAGTTACACTTGACTATGAGACAGGTGAGACTACCAGATACAATGACACAGGATCTGCACAGCCAATCAGCAGAGGTGTTACGTATCTTATGGATGCTGACACGATCATTGGCCACAACATCATTGGCTTTGACATACCGATGATAAAGAAAGTCTACCCATTCTTTGAACCGAAGGGTAGAGTTATAGACACACTACTGCTGTCGAGGTTGTACCACCCCGATATGCTAGAGGTAGACCGCAAGGCAAGGATTGACGGTATGCCACCAAAACTCTATGGTCGCCACTCTTTGGAGTCCTATGGCCACAGGTTGGGAGAATACAAAGGGAACTTTGGACAGACTGCCGACTGGTCAGCATGGAGCAAAGAGATGGAGGACTATTGCGAACAAGACGTTATTGTTACAAATAAACTATGCCAACATTTCCACCCTTACCTGACTGGGTACAACTAGAACATCAGGTCGCACACATCTTACAAAAACAAGAAGAACATGGATGGTATTTCGACGAACGAGCAGCCTACGAGCTCGAGTCAGCTCTCAGAGGAGAACTGGAAGAAGCTACAAATATATTACGCACAAAATTCGGGTTCGTTGCTGGAGCAGTGTTTACACCTAAGCGAAATAACAGGCCACAAGGGTACGTACAAGGATGCCCATTTACAAAACTTAAACAACTTAACCCCACCTCACGAGACCACATAGCATGGATACTACAGACCCACGAAAATTGGAAACCAACACAGAGAACGGCCACAGGCAAGCCGGTCGTAGACGAGACAGTATTGAAAGATATTGGGTCGGAGACAGCCCTCTTGTTTCTGAAATGTCTAGATATTACCAAGAAATTGGGGATGATCTCGGAAGGCGTGAACGCATGGCAGAAGCTATCTACGACGTGTAATCGTATTCACCACCACTGCGGGGTTGCAACCAGCACATTCAGATGTGCACACAGAAAACCAAACTTAGCACAAGTACCATCAGATGAAAGATTCAGAAAATTATTCCGGGCCACGCCTACCTATCAAATGGTGTCTGCCGATCTTAGTGGGATTGAGCTCCGTATGCTTGCTCATTACCTTTCGAGGTATGATAATGGCCGGTATCAACGAATACTTACTACGGGGGATATTCACCAAACCAATGCCGACAAAATTGGGATCACCCGTCGACAAGTTAAAACCGTTACCTATGCCTTCCTTTATGGAGCCGGTAATACGAAACTAGGATACAGCTATGATAAGTTATTGTCCGAAAAAGCCGCTGCTGTCAAAGGGGCAGAGATTCGTAAGGCTTATATTGCTGCCATTCCGGGTCTTGCAGATCTGCTACTCGCTTGTGAAAAAGCTAGTAAACGTGGTTATGCAAACGCCATCGACGGCAGGCGTATCAGCGTTGACAAAGGGCATAAGTTTCTCAATTACCTCCTACAGGGAAGCGCAGCGACGATCGCCAAAAGATGGATGGTGATTGTGAATGAATGTCTACCACCCGACGGACATCAACTCTCATTCGTACATGACGAGCTAAACTACGAATGTTATCCAAGATTTGCAGAAGAATTTGCAAAATGGCTCGAAACAGCCGCCAGATTGGCAGGCGAACATTACAATCTAAGATGTCCCATCGCAGCAGAAGCTAAGATCGGATATACTTGGGCTGACGTACACTAAACCACCATGAAATTACTAATTGATGCAGACTACATAGTATATAAGTGCTGTGCAGCCTGTGAAACAGAGATAGACTACGGAGAAGACGTAATATTAGTGACTTCTAACTTTTCAGAAGCCTATAGTGCCGTAAAACGTGAAATATCTAACATACAAATGCAATTTGGCTCTTTTGCGAAGCCAACACTGTTTTTTAGCGACTCTAAAAATTTTCGGAAAAAAATTTACCCAGATTATAAGGGTCACAGAAACAGAAAGAAGCCCTGCGGATACAAACGTGTCATATCAGGACTTAAAATTGAGTATGACGTTATTGTCATGCCACAACTGGAGGCCGATGATGCTATGGGCATCTTTGCCACCAAGTTTGAAGGGAATATCATTGTTTCTCCTGACAAAGACATGAGACAGATCCCCGGCAAGCTATACAATCTCGAAGACACCACAACGATCACACCAGAAGAAGGTGCAAAGTGGCATCTGATACAGACGCTAGCAGGCGACCAGACAGATGGCTACAGTGGCGTTCCCGGGATCGGAGTGAAGAGAGCAACAACTCTTTTCGAGAAAGAAGGCTACAGCTGGACTACAGTTGTCAAAGCTTTTGAGGACAAAGGGCTCACAGAAGAAGACGCTCTTTGTAATGCAAGGCTAGCCAGAATACTTACAAACGAGGACTATGATTCCCAAAAGCAAGAACCAAGACTCTGGACACCTACGCCCGAGTATGAAATTAACTCTGGAACAGGAGTTCAAATTGAAGTTAGTTGAGGATAAGCTCAGAGAGAGATATGATACAAACAAGGAAGACATAATTACACTCTTCCTTGCTTTACAAAAACAAAACTTTGTACTAACAAACAATCTAAAAAACATAATTAATTTTATTTAAATGTCTAACTTAATCTCCCGCACTGGACGGGTACAGTCTTGGATCGACGATCCTACATCAAGACTACCTGTATCATGCACAACCTTCGTTGTTGAAGACAGCATGGAAGGGGACAACGGCATCGAAGCTAGCTGGAGATTCGCAAGTCACGCACTAAGATTTGGTGCAGGCTGTGCAATCCACCTATCTAAGCTTAGACCAGCCGGTCATGAAAATGACAAAGGACTTGTGGCTACTGGCCCAGTCAGCTTCGGCAAAATATATTCAGCTCTAAATGAAACCTTGAGAAGAGGTGGAGCTTACAAGAATGGTGCTATCGTATTGCACCTCGACCTATGCCACCCAGACGTGGTGGACTTTATTACTGCTTCCAGAACAGAACTGCCTTGGGTCAAGCGTTGCGTCGATATTGACGACGAGATGTGGAAGTTTGCAGAACAAGACACTAAGGACGCTTTACTTTATGGAATCAAATCAGGAGACATCTGGCTCAACAAAATCAAATACACAGAGACCGGGGAGCGTATCTATGGAAACGTCTGTCTTGAGGTATACTTGCCCTCACGTGGGACTTGCTTGTTACAGCATGTCAATCTCGGTTCCTGTACACTCGACAATCTACAAGAGGCTTTCACTACAGGTATGTCCGAGTTGTGTGATCTCCATGCACGGACAGGTGTTGGAGAATCTGGAGAGTACCTTACCCCAGAAGTTGACAGACAAGTGGGGCTTGGAGTGCTCGGTCTTGCCAACTTCCTCAGACGATACAACATCACGTACGAGAAATTCGGAGAGGCACTCCGCTTGGTAAACCTTGGCCACTCGGCTAACAATGAAGCAGGCTGTGCCGCTTGGGCACTAAACAATGCGATCTTTGAGGCAGCTCAGATTGCAAGAGAAAACAATATGGTAAGGGCGTTCGCTATTGCACCCACTGCCAGTTGCAGCTATCGCAGTAGAGACCTAGACGGCTTTACATGCACACCCGAGATAGCACCACCAATAGCAAAGATGGTTGACAGAGACTCCGGCGAGTTCGGTGTAGAGAGAGTCAACTATGGCGACGTTGAGATTGCAAGTGAAGTAGGATGGGACGCATACAAGCGTGTAGCAGACGAAATCATGACGATGCTCGATAGGACAGGATTGCTTCATGGCTACAGCTTCAACAGCTGGAGCGACATGATTAGATATGATGAAGCATTTGTAGAGGAGTGGCTTGGAAGTCCACAGACCTCTTTGTACTATTCATTACAAGTTATGGGTGATGTTCAAGATAAGTCTGACGCTTATGCAGCACTTGGAGACACTGACATACAGGATTATTTGGATGGTATTCTTGACAACAAAATCAAATGTGACTGCGAACAATGAACCCATACGAAAAATTATTAGGAAGAAAAAGAACATGGACTCCCGTAAAACCCACCAAAGGGGAGGTAAGATCTGGTGCTGAAGAAACCATCAAGCGTGCTCTCGCAATACGTCATATGGAGCTACCAGTTGGAGAATTTATTTCACAAGGCTTGGAGAAAGAAGTCCCGCAAGCAGCGAGGACACTTCTTGAGTCAAACGTTAAAGATGAGATTAAGCATGATCTCGCTCTGGGCTTCATTGTTGAATCCCATGGGGCTGATCCCATTGCTGAAATGGAGGCGATACGATTAAGAGATGCTTGGATACAACACCCTGACCATACTATCACAAAGGCACTCGTTGCAGAGCGAGCTATATTCTTTGTTCTATTGCCTATGTTTCGCTTTCTTGGTGACGCTGCTCTCAGAACAGTATCAGCTGATATATCCAGAGATGAACAAATACACGTGGCAACAAATAGTCTCGTATGTCGTGAGCTTGGTCTTGTTCCTAGCAATTCTTTGGATAAGCTTAGGAAGGCAACTATATCTTGGGTACTACAACCCTTAAAAACTTCACCGGACAAACACCTAGACAAAACATTCTGGCTGGATGCGAGCGACCGGCTGATGTATGAAGGCAAAGCACCACAGTTTGCCGACACAAAAGCAGCTCGCATGCCAGCGTTCTTTGAACATGCAAACACCAACCTCCCTCAATACGCTTAGTTTCCATTCTGAGAAACTCGAGAAGCTTGTCGAGGATTTGGAATCCAAGTTCGCTTGGTATCCTGTCCACCCCAAGGAGGACTTAGCCTCCATCATGTATCGCTCCGGACAATGGGAAGTGGTACAATATATAAAATCTATTTTAGAAGAATAACATGTGTATTAGTTTTGGTAGGAGATCACCTACCCCAGTATCAACACCTCAGCCGATTCAGCCTAGACAGCCAGACTTAGTATCAGCTGCTAGACTACCTAGTAAAAAAGAATTATTAGATCCAGATGAGACAGCAGGCGTTGAGTATGGTACATCTGCAAAGAAAGATGACACACGTGGAGCGGCTAAGAGAACAGGTACAGACGCTCTTAAAATCAATATCAACACCGGTGGTGGTGGAGAAGGCACTGGAGGACTAAATGTATAAGGCTAAGGCAAGATACTCTCAGCTTACGTCAGGTAGAACTCAGTTCTTGGACATGGCTGAAGAGTGTTCTCAACTTACCTTACCTTATCTAGTCACTCAAGATGACAACTACAAAGGCAAACGAACTCTAATTCAACCCTTCCAGTCAGTTGGAGCAAAGGCAGTGGTGACACTTGCAGCAAAACTTATGCTAGCAATACTACCACCACAGACAGCCTTCTTCAAACTACAGGTAAGGGATGATAAACTAGGCCAGACGTTAGATCCTATGATGCGTAGTGAGTTAGACCTATCTTTCTCTAAAATTGAAAGATTGATTATGGACTACATCGCTGCATCAAGTGACCGTGTGGTCGTACACCAAGCCTTGAAACACCTGATCGTATCGGGCAATGCTTTGATATTTATGGGCAAGGATGGTTTGAAACACTATCCTCTACAACGATACGTAGTAGAAAGAGATGGTAACGGTAATGTTATAGAGATCATTACTAAAGAATCAGTAAGTCGTAAGGTTTTGGGCATAGCACCCCCTCCTAACGAAAAGCCAAATGGCGAATATGGTGCTACAGAAGACGACGCTGAGGTATACACCTGTGTTAAGATGGACGAGAGCAGCGGTAACTGGAGATGGCATCAAGAAGTGGACGATATGATCCTAGAAGGTAGCCAGAGCACAGCACCGAAGAACGCCTCGCCATGGTTAGTGCTTCGATTCAATACAGTAGACGGAGAGGACTACGGACGTGGTAGAGTAGAAGAGTTCATCGGGGATCTAAGGAGTCTCGATGGTTTATCCCAAGCTCTAGTAGAGGGAGCAAGTGTGGCAAGTAAAGTTGTCTTTCTTGTATCACCATCTGCTACAACCAAGCCCGGAACTCTTGCCAAAGCTGGTAACGGAGCTATCATACAGGGTAGACCAGAAGACGTAGGAGTCGTGCAAGTTGGTAAGACAGCAGACTTTGCTACAGCTGCAAATATGGCAGCAACTATAGAGAGAAGAATACTCGAAGCTTTCTTGGTTATGAACATCAGAAACGCAGAAAGAGTTACAGCTGAAGAGGTACGCCTTACACAGCTAGAGCTAGAGCAATCCCTTGGCGGACTGTTCAGCTTGTTAACGGTAGAGTTCTTAGTACCCTACCTCAACAGAACTCTGTTAATACTACAGAGAACAAACCAGATACCTAGACTACCAAAAGATGTCGTCAGACCTAAGATAGTTGCTGGTATCAATAGTCTAGGTAGAGGACAGGATAACGAATCCTTGACTAGATTTATAGGAACTATTGCACAGACACTTGGCCCAGAAGCTTTGGTTAAGTTTATAGATCCAAGCGAAGCTATCAAGAGACTAGCAGCAGCACAAGGTATCGACGTACTCAATCTTGTACGTACAGCCGAGCAGCTAGATCAGATGAAGCAGATGGCTCAACAAGAGATGTCTCAGAAGTCACTTGTAGATCAGGCCGGTCAACTTGCTGGTACACCACTCATGGATCCTACTAAGAATCCTGAGTTGGCAGAGCAAGCCGCAAATGTAATAGGTAACTTACAACAACAACAACCACCAGAAGAGTAAATGTCAGAAACATTATCATATCAGCCAGAGGTACAAACTGAAAGTGCACCTGATAACCTCACACCAGAGGAGCAAGATAGCCTTGCCGTTGGTGAAAAGCTACAGGCAGAACAAGAAGGACTACTGGCTGGTAAATATAAAAGTGCAGAAGAACTAGAAAAAGCATACGTAGAGCTACAGAAAAAACTTGGCGAAAGCAAAGAAGAAGAAAACACAGACCAAGCCAGTGCAGAACCAGAGCCCGAAGATAAGCCACAGCTATCTGATGGTGCTACACTGATTACAGATGCTAGCAAAGAATACTTTGATAATGGTAATAAATTATCACCAGAGACTCTTGCTAAGTTCTCTTCTTTATCTAGCCAAGATCTTATCAAAGCCTACATGGAGGTGTCACAGAACCCTGAGTTTCAACAACAACAGGCAGCACCAGCAGCTGAGATCACTGCGTCACAGATCAACCAGATCAAGAACGCAGCAGGCGGCGAGAAAGCCTATGCTAATATAGTAAACTGGGCAAAGAACAGTCTACCACAAGATCAGATAAATGCGTTTGATGAGGTAGTCAATACAGGCAGCGTACAAGCTATACAACTAGCTGTGTCTGGATTGAAAGCTGAGTACGATAACGCAAATGGAGTTGAAGGTAGAATGGTAACAGGTAAAACCGCCCCTAACAATGGGGATGTCTTTCGTAGCCAAGCGGAACTTGTCCGTGCTATGTCAGATGCAAGGTATGATAACGACCCTGCCTACAGGCAAGATGTTATCGAAAAACTAGACAGATCAGATTTGGAGTTCTAACTATGCCCGGACATTACGGAAAAGCTATGCCAAAAGGCAAGAAAAAAATGACAGCAGCAGAAAAGAAAAAGATGCTTGCTAAACTTAAGAAGAAAAAGTAATGGTCAAGAAGAAAGGAAAGAAAAAACCTACCTCTGACCCACGTTCTCCACTTGATGAGTTCAAGCCAGAGAAGAAAGAGTATATTAGACAGCTCCCAATACCGGGGCTGATCTATCCTCTAGCAAAAAACAACAAGAAGAAGCAAGACTTCTTATCAAAAGATAACAACAACGTAGTATAACAATGACACACCACAACCACGAAAATCAAAAATGGCATCCAGCAGAGGAGCTTAACGGAAGACTAGCTATGATAGGCATAGTTGCAGCTCTACTTAACTACGCTTGGACAGGGCAAATCATACCCGGAATCTGGTAATGCCAAAAGGTAAAGGTGGCTATAGCCCCGGTCAGAAAAAGATCGCACGTGTTGCACCACCTCGCAACAAGATCACAGGGGCAGACTTCGCAGCACTAAGAAAAAATGGCAAGAAAAAAGGGAGTAAGCCTGTCTCTCGGAAGAGGTGAGAAGAGCCGCAAAGGCGGCCTAACAGCTAAGGGAAGAGCCAAGTACAATCGTGCTACTGGCTCTAATCTCAAAGCCCCTCAGCCCGGAGGAGGAGCTCGTAAAAGGTCTTTCTGTGCTCGCATGTCTGGCATGAAAGGCCCACTCAAAAAACCAAACGGCAAGCCCACAAGAAAGGCACTTGCCTTACGTAGATGGAAATGCTGATGGCAATAACATACAATGAAGACGGATCTAAAAAGGTTCGTAGGGGTAACAAGAAGCCTGTAAAACTAGCTGAAAGTTTTATAGGTGTATCTGGTGAGACTGGCCCTATGTCTAAGAAAGAGTTTAAAAAATTTAAACAGTTCATCAAGGACAGCACGCCCGCAGGCCCTATGCGGGACTACCGTATTAAGACACTAAAGAAACAACGTAAATTTGGAGTATAATGGCAATCACATACAATGAAGACGGTTCTGTAAAGAAACGCAAAGGCGATAAAAAAGCTATTGCTATGGGCAAAGAGTTCTTTGGTGTACCTAAAGATGTTAGGGAAGCTAGTAAAAGACTATATGGTAAAGGCCCATTTGATGTCAATGACCAGAAGAAAGTCATAGACTATTACAAAAAGAAAAACAAAAAGGGTAAAGCATAATGGCACACAAGAAAGGATCTAAATGTGGCTGCAAGCATGGAGGTAAGAAACGCTAATGGGTAAATTATGTCCAAGAGGTAAAGCAGCTGCCAAAAGAAAGTTTAAAGTATACCCTTCCGCATACGCTAACGCCTACGGTGTTAAGGTATGTAAGGGTCAAGTCAAAGCTGGTGGTAAGAAGAAGACTGCCCCCGGTTATAGCAAAGCAAAAAGAAGATGAGCTTACGTAGATGGTTCCAAGAGAAATGGGTTGACACCAAAACTGGTAAGCCCTGTGGCAGACAGAAAGGTGAGAAGCGTAAAGGCTACCCAGCTTGCAGACCATCTAAACGTGTGTCATCCAAAACACCTAAGACTACAGGTGAAATGTCTAAGGGCGAGAAGGCCAAGTTCAACAGAACTAAGACAAGTAGTAAGAGGATTAATTATAATCATTCGAGACGGAAGAAAAAACCCGTCCGTTCATCTCTACGTATTAACAAGTAGAGACGCATGACACCCAAGCATGGAACGGGGCTTGGATATATGAGAGATACAATGACTGTAACTTACGTATATCGTGGCATCAAGTACACAAGAGTAATCGGTTAAGGCCGTGCAGGGAGGTTCAAGTCCTCCCATCTCTATTGGCGAGAGCCCAGTACGCTGGATACCTTGAGCCGTCTAGACGGTGGGATAGACCACAAAAATGGCCAAAAAATTTCAGATCTGAGAAACGTAAACCAATATCATTCTTAGAAATGGCACAACAACAATCAGGATCTAGCCAACTAGCTCCTTTAACCGTACCGGGTGCTAATAATGGTGCAGCTTCTACAACTGACCAAAGGAGAGCCCTTTATTTAAAGTTGTTCTCAGGTGAGATGTTCAAAGGCTTCCAGAGAAACACTATAGCCCGCGACCTTGTAATGAAAAGAACACTTACTTCTGGTAAGTCACTTCAGTTTATCTACACAGGTAGAACATCCGCCGAGTATCATACTCCCGGAAACAGCATACTAGGTAACTCCGATGGAGCACCTCCAGTAGCTGAAAAGACAGTGACAGTTGATGACCTACTCATCAGTTCTGCATTTGTCTATGAGTTAGATGAAACACTAGCTCACTATGACTTGAGAGGAGAAATCTCAAGAAAGATCGGTTATGCTCTAGCAGAGAAGTATGACAGAAAGATCTTTAGAGCGATTACAAAATCAGCTCGTAAAGCACACCCAATCACAAAGACTAACTTTGTTGAGCCCGGTGGAACACAGATCCGTGTAGGTGGTACTACAAACGCATCTGATGCTTACAACGCTTCCAACCTAATCAATGCTTTCTACGATGCAGCTGCTGCACTAGATGAGAAAGGCGTTTCTGGTGACGGAAGAGTAGCAGTCTTGAACCCAAGACAGTACTACGAACTTATCCAAGGCGTAGAAACAAACGGCTTAATCAACCGTAACGAGAGAGGAGACGCTTTACAGTCTGGACAAGGCATCATTGAAATAGCTGGTATCACCATCTACAAGTCAATGAACATTCCTTTCTTTGGCAACTTCGGTACTAAGTATGGTACTGGATCTGCTACAAACCCCGGTGTAACAGACCCCGGAAACTCAGGCTCCTTCGTAGAAGAAGCAATGGGTGACGATCACAACGTAACCGTAAACGATTACGGTCAGCAGGCTAAGTTCAACAACTCTTGTGGACTTATCTTCCAGAAGGAAGCTGCTGCTGTTGTAGAAGCAATCGGCCCTCAAGTACAGGTAACAAGCGGAGACATATCCGTGGTTTACCAAGGCGACGTAATCTTAGGTCGTCTAGCTATGGGTGCAGACTTCTTAAACCCAGCTGCTGCTGTTGAATTATTCGCAGGCACAGCAACAAAGCCAACAGCGTTTGGTTAATTTATATTCTATACGGAGGCTTCGGCCTCCTTTTTTCTTATGGCAACCACAACTATTGACCTCGATACCGAACTATCCGCAGTGAACTCTATACTGGGAGCTATCGGACAATCACCATTGACTACTCTTAACTTTGATAATCCAGAAGTAGCAATGATCTTTAACCTACTCCGTGATGCTAACGTAGACACGCAAGCAGAAGGGTGGCATTTCAACACAGAAAAACATGTAAAGTTTGCAATAGACGCTAATGGCAAAATAGCTATTGGTAATGATATACTGTCTATGGATTTACATGAAAACCAAGCAAAGCGTACACATGATCTCGTGCGTCGTGCTGGATTTTTATACGACAAGATAGATCACACAGATGTATTTACAGCTGATCTAACCTTGGATGTTGTCAGACTATACAACTTTGAAGACTTACCTGTTATTTTTAGAAGGTATATAACATACAGAGCATCTAGAGTTGCTGCTACAAAGCTAGTTGCAAACCCTCAGTTAGTAAAACTACTAGCTCAACAAGAAGCACTTGCTAGAGCTGCTCTTATGGAGTATGAGTGCAATCAGGCTGACCATAGTATGTTTGGATTTGAAGATAACAGTGCATATCAAACCTACCAACCATGGAGAAACCTTAGAAGATAATGGCAAGTATCACACAAACTATCCCTCAATACTCACTAGGAATGTCAGAACAGCCTGACCAGCTAAAGTTTCCCGGTCAGGTAACAGAGGTAACAAATGCAATACCAGACCTAACTAAAGGTTTGTTCAAAAGACCGGGTGCTAAACGTATAGGCACTGACGCACTATCGAGTGTACAGAGTGGAGGTTCGTGGTTCCATTACTTTCGTGATGAGACAGAAGGATCTTACATTGGACAAGTAGCTGCTGATGGTCAAGTTAGAGTCTGGCGTTGTAGCGATGGGCAGTTGATGACTACAGCCTATGGCACAGGTGGCCAGACAGCTATACAAAACTATCTAGCTACAAGCACACCAGAAAACTTACAGTTCTTAACAATCAATGATACGACTTTTGTTACCAACCGTGATACTACTAATGCTAACACTCTCGTTGGGACAACGGGAACTACAGATGCTACACCAGATGCTCACTTCGGGTTCATAGAACTCTTACGTACAGAAAATGGTAGACAGTACGGTGTCAATATAAACAACGGTAGTACAGTTACAACTGTAACACGAGCTACACGTATCAAAATACAGAGTGATACACTTGATGAGTCTGACGGTACAGGGCATTGCCCCGGTATAGGTACACAGGTATTTAGTGTAGACTCAGGATCAAAGAAAAACTTAATATTTAGACTTAACGTTTTGGGACAACAAGGTGTTAGTCCTAACTATAGTGCTAGTCAAAACGGCCCCGGTGGTAGTAACTATAGATGTAGTTATAATAGAGAAGCTGTACTACTACATGGTGGTGAAGGCTGGGTTACAGGCGATACAACTACTGTCACCTTGGATGCTGCGTCAGGCGGTGCATCAGGCGGCGGTAATGCTACATATACTATACGTGTAGAAGATCACGAATCTACTCAAGTCAATGCTACAATTTCTTCTAATGGCGACGGGCTTATACGACCAGAGCCTACACCTTTTGACGCTGATACAGCTGTTACTGCTGATACTATTATTGGTGGTATTATAGCTGAGTTACCATCTGGTGTCTCAGGTAAACATATAGGTACAGGTATATATCTATCTAGCTCTAACCCATTTAGTGTAGAGATTGTCGAAGAAGACTTGATGCGGTGCTTCCAAGCTTCGGTAAATGATGTACAAAATTTACCTAATCAATGCAAGCATGGATATATTGTAAAAGTTGCTAACTCTAGAATGTCAGACGAAGATGACTACTATCTTCGTTTTGATGGCGAAAATAATAGGGATGGAGTAGGCTCTTGGTCTGAGTGTGCTAAAGCAGGCATAGCTAAGACTCTTACAAACATGCCGTTAGTTATACAACGTACAGCTACAACTACATTTACTGTCAAGCAGTTCACATATCAGGATAGAAGAGTTGGTGACGATGTAACTAATCCAATGCCTTCTTTCGTAGGTGCACGTATTAATAAAGTATTATTCTTTCGTAACAGATTAGCACTGCTGTCAGGTGAGAATGTCATAACCTCACGACCGGGAACCCTTGGTACACCTGACTTCTTTAACGAAACAGCCTTGACTGTATCTGCTAGCGACCCTGTAGATATATCAGCTGCATCTATGTTCCCTTCAGAACTGTTTGATGGTATAGAAATGAACACTGGTTTAGTAATATTTAGTACAAACCAACAATTCTTACTTGCATCAGATGATACAGTTTTCAACCCTGATACTGCAAAGCTGCGTAGTATATCTACATTTAACTATAACGAAACTATATCACCAATATCTTTAGGAACAACACTTGCATACGTCGATAACTCTGGTAAGTTTAGTCGATTCAATGAAATGGCAAACGTACAACGTGAAGGAGAACCAAATGTGGTAGAGGTAAGTAAAGTTGTACCTACATTACTACCAAAAGACATAGACTTATTGACAAACTCTAGAGAAAACTCTATAATATTGTTAGGTAAGACAGGATCTGATGATGTCTTTGGTTATAAATATTTTCAAGTATCAGATCAAAGACAACAGGCTGCATGGTTCAAGTGGAAACTCAACAATCCATTGATATATCATTTTATTATTAATGATGAATATTTCTTTTTAGATAGTGACTATTATTTACAAAGTGTAAAACTTGTGCAGACTGAGACAGACCCTAGCATAGTACAAGATAATGTCGACTTCTTATTACATGTGGACAATCATACTACTGTTAGCGGTGGCAGCTTTAACTCAACTACAAATATAACTACATTTACTGGTGTTAGTTGGTTAAATACAGTTACCACACCTAACCATGATTTAGTTGTGATTGACACAAACTCCAGCTCCACACGAGTTGGTCGATACGCAAAACCTACAATTAGTGGCACAAGCTTTACCTTACCCGGTAACTGGTCTGGTGTTACACTTACTATAGGTTATATATACCCTTACGAAGTTAAGTTTCCTACATTCTATGCAACCAGACGAGAAGGTAACAGTTCTCGAGCTGATGTAAACTCATCACTGGTGCTACATAGAATCAAGTTTCACTTTGGTAAGATAGGTTTATACGAAACCACACTTGAACGTGTAGGTAAAAATGATTATACAGAGGTGTACGAGTCTACAGAACTTGATGAGTATGACGCTTCAGATGCACCATATCTTGAGGAGTTCATCAAGACTGTACCTGTATACGAAAAGAACACAAACGTAGATATAACACTACGATCGTCACACCCAGCTCCAGCTACATTACGTGCTGTATCTTGGGAAGGTGACTACTCACCCAAATATTACAAACGTGTCTAATTACATACACCCACTTACATTGGAGGCTGCCGCTCAGGTTGCCTCTAATCTCCGCTCAGATGACCGTAGAGAGGTCGAAGAAGGCCATGGGATACCATCAGCCCTCTTACCCTCTATTATGGCTCACAACCCCTCCTACGTGTATTTTACAGTGCCTGACGGCAAGACTGCTGGCATGGCCGGGGTAGGAGAAGAAGGTGATATATGGATGCTTTGCACTCCAGAAATACACCGATATCCAATTACATTTGCAAGAGAGGCCAAGCGGTATGTCGATAGCCGTACTGAGCCACTCCTCTGGAATATAGTTGACATCAGAAACACAGCACATTTAAAACTGCTCAAGTTTCTAGGCTTTAGGTTTTTACGTAAGTTAAACCATGGGCCAAACAATCTAACATTTATTGAATTTTGCCGTGTGCGTAGACGCTAATGCAGGGGCAAGGGCACAAGCTAGAGCACAAGCTGCTGCTAAAGATGCCCGATATAAGTCCGATGCTCTAAAGTTTTTCAACAGAGAAGTTACTTTAGAAAGAACACAACAAAACAATGTCATAGGACTCACAAAAGATCAGAGTGATGCCTATGCTCAAGCTTTAGCTACCCAAGGAAAGGGTAGAAGAAAAGTAGAAGATGCTGCTAAAGCATACTTTACTAAGATGCCTGTAAACGAAGGTGGTCGTAGTAGACGATTTGGTAAACTAAGATATCTTGAATTACTACAGAAAAATGCAGATGTTGAAGCTACAGTACAGAATGTATTTGGACGAAACATGGCATACTCACAAGAGGGTATCAAACGTGTATTCCAAGCTAAACAAGCATCAGCACGAGAAGCTCTAGGTATCAGACCAGAGTATGGTGCACCAGTTATGATGCCTCCAACCAACAGACTTGGCGGTGCTCTACAGATTGCTAGTCAGGTTGCTGGTATATACAGTGCTTTTTCTTCTGATATAAAACTAAAAGAAAACATAGAAGAAGTTGGTGTATCACCTGATGGCTACAAAATATATGAATTTAACTATAAAGGATTTAAAGATAGATGGCGTGGAGCTATGGCTCAAGATGTTGTCAAGAAAAATCCAATGGCTGTAGGTATACGAGATAATTACTTAACTGTAGACTACAGTAAAATTGACGTTAATATGGAGCTCGTATGACCTCATCATTTTCTAATCTAGTCGGTACGGAAAGGGACAGGATTCCTGACCTACCGATTAGTAACTACGCCTCTACCGAAGCTAACATGGAAGAGGCCGTCAACAAAGCGAATGACGAAAGTGCAAAAGACCTAGAAAGATTTTACAAAGAACTAGGCGACATAGAAGCACTTAAATCACAAAACTTTTTTGACAATCTAAACGCGCTAGGTGGTTTAGTAAAGAATGTTGCTGCGGCTAATGAAGCACGTGAAAGAAATAGAGAAGCACGTGAGTCACTTAAGTTTGCTAAAAAATTATACGAAGAGAAACAGGATCAGTTTCTAGAGTTTCAAGAAAAGAAACTTGATATGAACGAAGCTGAACAGGAAGCTGCGTTAAGAGAGATAGCAGGCGATAACGAAGAAGTCTATGACTTTCTAAAGTTAAGATTTGCACCTACTATCGAAGGTTTAGATACAGATGATTTTATACAAGACTACGATGACTTTGCAGCTAGTGCTCTTAAAAGTAGAATACAAGCTAAGAATGTTCTTAACTTACCAACTAGACTAGATGCTAGTGAAGCTGTTGATGATACTATAGAAAACATTGTTACTAAGTATCTGATGGATGCAAACTCTAAAGGACTAAATGTACAAAGCAGACAGCTTCGTAGACATTTTATCAAGCGTTTATACCCAGCTCTTGTAAAAGAAAAAGAAAAGATATTATCTACATGGGAACGTATAAGTGACCAGAACTACATAAATCAAAATAATAAGTTTGTTGATAATGCTATCATCGAAACTGTTAACTCTAAAAATGCAGACGGTGATTACGATGGAGTATACGATAACATAGATACAGGTTTGATTCAACTTGTTGGACTTAAAAAAGGGCTTAACGATAAACAATCTTTAGATTATATCATAGAACGTATGTACGAGCTAAGATATAGATTAGAGTCTGGTGGTGTTAGTCATTTTATGAATGAAGCTGAGTTTACTAATAAATCTACCAAAAAAGTATCTAAAGGTTACGCTAATTCTGGCATAGGTAGCCCGGGTGAGATAGACGGTAACATGGGTTTTCTTACACGTGTACAAAGTGAGATGGCTCTGGCTGATGATAAGGTATATAAAACTGTTGTTACAAATTCTCAAGAAAGAGTAAGACAGCTACGACTACAAGGTTTATCTGACCAAGAGTTTACTATGGCTCTTGCTGAAGAAGAGACTAGATATCGTAAAGAACTAAAAGCTAAAGGTCTTGATTCATCACTGCCTCTACCAACTCATTTTTTAAATGATGAAACTTCTGGTATAGGTAACGAATCATACTCTAATCAGGTAGGCAAGGCAAACAAGATATTTGACATTGTAGATGTAGGAAAAGATTATGTCAACAAGTTAAGACAAGCTGCTAGAGATCCAAACATAGAGCTTACTAGCTTACAGAAAAATATACAAGTTAAAGCTGCTGAGTATGAGCTAACTCAAAAAGTTAATGAACGTATGGCAGGCGACCAAAACTTAACACTTGAAGCTGCACTAGAATTAGAGTATCCAAAAATTTTAGAAAAGTTGATAAACAAAGAGTATTCATCTCAAGTTGATATTACTAGGCCAACATTACCAATAGATATACGTAACGATCAGACTTTCTTAAAGGACAACGGAGTTGATGCTACAATGAATCAGAAAGAGTTTGTATCTCTTGACGAGAAACGTGCGTTAGATCAGTTGTATGATTACTATGAAAGTGGTTTCAAAACACCATTTCCACAATACTTTAGAAGTGTAACTCATGGTACAAACGTAATGCCACATGAGTATGCTCTTGCAAGATTTAAGGCTATGTTCCCGGGTGACACTAGCAATATGAAGAACCCAGAAACATTCTTTGATTTAACAGAAGAAGAGCAGCGTTTCTTGTATCTACGTAAGAATCAGACTAAGAATCTTAACTTACTTAACAACGATGATAATACAGAGATAGAAGCTAAAATGCTTAATGCTCTAAAAGTTACAGATAATGCAGACTACTACAGAGATCCTAACAGCAATCCATTTACAAAACCAAAAGTCAAACTAGAAGAAATGACAGTTGCAGATGCGTACAGAAAAGCTAAGGCTGGTGCGACTGACTTCGGTATGTTTAAGATTAGCTCAGAAGAACTTATAGAAGTTGTAGAGTCTGGTGGTATAAGAGTAGATGGTGTCATGGATGAGCAGACTCAAAATGCTATAGTGTTTGGTTTGATGAGAATACAAGCCAACAAAAGTAACAGTATTATGGGTGCATTAGTTGACGCTGATAAAGACTGGCGTAGACTTACTAACCTATCTGATACAGAAAGAACACAAGTATTACAATTCTTTCCTAATCTTAGAGGTATGACAAATAACCAGTTTCAGAACTTACAGGGTGATATAAACGAGATAATTTTAGATAACGTAAAAAAAACCAAAACCAATAAGTATTTCGACGGACTAATTAAAGATTACGTCGAGAACGACTTTGGAGGAATAACAATTTAATGGACTCAGGAAAATATATGATAGACGACGATATGGTCGATGAGCTAAGTAATGTAGCTGACGACATATCAGACGACTATCGAAATCGGATAATAGCCGAAGAACAGGCAAAGTCAGAGCAAGCTCAGGCTGAACAACAAGCCGTTGACACACAAGCTGATCCACGTAACTCCGATACATGGGGTGCTAAGGCACTCATCAAAGAGGGTCAGTCTATTTTATCCGGCGGTCTACAAGACACTGCATCATCTATTGCTACGTTTCCAGAACGTACAGTTGATGCTTTCAGTGGGGAGATGCAAAGACAAAGGGAAGAGACTGGTGCATACAAGCCAGACTTTACACCCTTTGGTGGTTATGATAATCCAATCGAAACAAAAACATGGTGGGGTAAACAGCTTAGAGGTCTAGTACACTTTGGATCTCTAGCAGCTGGTACAATACTAACTGCAAAAGCTGCGGCAGCTACAGGTGTAGTTGCTTTACCAGCCGGTCTTATAGCACTAGCTAAAGGTAATGTTGTAAGAGGTATGGCTGTTGGAGCTGTATCTGACCTAGTATCAAAAGAGTCAGATGAACAGAACGCTCTAGGTGCTTTACGTGACCGATACGGTTGGATGGATACACCTATATCTACAAAGGATACTGACCATCCAGTTGTAATGAAGATGAAGAACATTGTTGAAGGTATGGGCATAGGTCTATTCTTTGACGGTTTTGCTTACACACTTGGAAGAGGTGGTAAAAAAGCTGTAAAACAGATACAAGATAGAAACAAGAATCTAAAACAGGCAACAGTACAAAACGGACTAGCACAGCTAAGACGTGGCGAAGTAGAGTTTAGAGCAGATAAAAATGCACCTATATCTCAACCACACCAAGGGGCACATATAACCGAGGTATCACCACAACAAGCTCGTGAACAGCTATCTCGTACTCGTAAAGAGTGGGGTTCAGAAGAAGGATCTACTGGCTCTGTAACAACACCATACGAACGCGAACGTATTGCTATGGAGGGTGCTACAGATGAAGCACAAGTAGAGCGTATTATGCGTGGACTAATGAGTGATGCTAAATTTAAAGCAGAGCTTGACGCTGTAAAAGGCAGTGTACCAAAGCTAGCATCCAGATGGAGAGAGGCTATAGAAGGTCATCAACGTATAACACAGGGTAGAAATGCCGTAGAAATGTCACCACAACAGTATCTAAAAGAGTTATTAGAAGCTCAACCCGATGTTGTTGACGGTGTAGAAATATGGACATCAAAGAATGTTGTTATAGGTGACTTAGTTGTAGGTTCTTTACTTAAACAACTACGAGATCTAGGTACAGCTGGACGTGAAATAGCAGATCTAGTTGGTCTGGACGATGTAGATGGCCCAGCCAAGCAAGTTGTAGATACAATGTTAACAGCTTTGTACCAAACTAAAAAAGCTAGATTCTTAAAATCTGACGCATTTAGACAGTTACAAGCTGGTAAACAACCAAAATCACAGATAGTCGACGAAGTTATTACAGCAGATGTAGAGAAAGCAAAAGAGTCTATAATGGCTGTACTAAAGATAGCTAAAGATGATGCAGACGACAACCTACTCAATGCGTTGTTTGAAGCTTTTTCTATGATGAAAGATGTCAATACTCTTGAAGACTTTGACAGATGGGCACGTACAATACTTAAAGGTGGTTCATTAGTACCAGACGGCCCAGCTAGAACAGGTGCACTAATTCGTGAACTAGAAGGTGTGATGAGTCATAGTATTCTATCAGGCCCTAAAACACCAGTTCGAGCAATCATGGGTACATCTACTGCAACATTCTTACGACCACTAGCTTCAGCATTAGGAGCAGTTGTACGTTATCCGTTTGAGGGTGACTCTGCTACACTTAGAAGTAGCCTAGCTGCGGTCAATGGTATGATAGAAGCTATACCTGAGTCGTTTACTTTGTTTAGAGAAAAACTAAACTCATACTGGAAAGGTGATATACGTACAATCAAGACACGTTTCTCAGAGTATACACAAGCAGACGATAACTGGGAGATATTACGTCGTTGGGCAGAAGATAGTGGTAGAGCTGACGCTGGTGAAGTAGCTGCATTTCGTATGGCTAACGTAGCTAGACAGATGAACAACAATAACTTGTTTACATACTCTACAAAGATTATGGCTGCAACTGACGATGCGTTTGGTTACATTCTTGGTCGTGCTAAGATGCGTGAGAAAGCAATGCGTAGAGTCTTAGAAATGCAAAGTGTTGACGGCATCAAACTACCAGAGATAAACAAAGACTTGATGAAGGCATATGAAGACGACTTCTATTCACAGGTATTTGACAAAGACGGTAATATTATTGACGAAGCTACAAAATTTGGACGTAAAGAAGTAACACTAACACAAGATCTTACAGGCTTTGCAAAAGGTCTCAACGATGTATTTAGTGCTGCACCTCTAGCCAAACCATTCTTTTTGTTTGCTAGAACAGGTGTAAACGGTCTTGCTCTTACAGGTAAGTATACACCCGGGTTTAACTTCTTAGTCAAAGAGTTTAACGACATAGCATTTGCAAACCCAGCTGACCTAGCAAGTGTAAACAAGTATGGTATTTTTACACCAGAAGAACTTGCTAATGCTAGAGCTTTACAAACAGGCCGATTGGCTATAGGCTCTGGTGTAGTTATGATGGCTATAAACGCTTGGATGCGTGGTGATCTTAACGGTAACGGCCCAGTTGATAGACAGAAAAGACAGGTCTGGATAGATGGTAAGTGGGAACCAAGAACAATTAAACTAGGTGATGTACGTGTAGGTTACGACAACTTTGAACCATTCAACCTTATTATGTCTACAATCGCTGACGTAGGTGATGCGAGTGAACTGATGGGTGAAGAGTGGACAGAAAACCAGTTAGGTAAGATATCTCTTGTTGTAGCACAGGCTATTACAAGTAAGTCATACCTAGCAGGTATACAGTCATTTGTAGACTTATTTGGTGCTAGACCCGGACAGGGAAAACGTATTGTAGCATCTCTTGCTAACAACTCTGTACCTCTGGCTGGTCTACGTAACGAACTTGGTAGATTATTTACACCATACATGCGTGAGATAAACTCAGGCGTGCTACAGTCTATACGTAACAGAAACTTACTTACTGAACAGATAGCTGGTACACAACAGCTACCTAAAAAGTATGACATACTCAACGGTAAACCACTCAAAGATTGGGACTTCTTAACAAGAGCATATAATGCTGTAAGTCCTGTAACACTTAACTTAGAACAAAGCAAAGGTAGACAGTTACTATTTAATAGTGGCTACGATTTACGTACATCTACATACTACGCACCTGACGGCACAAAGCTTACAGATAATGCAGTAATTAGATCTTTGTTTCAACAAGCTATAGGTGAGCAAAATCTAGAATTAAAACTTGACAAACTAGCTGACGATCCCAAGATACTAGCGTCATTAGAACAGATGCGTACAGATATAAAATCTGGTAGACGTGGTGACTTTGATGTAAAAGACTACTACCATAACAGAATTATAGAACGTATATTCTACAACGCACGTAGGCAGGCTTGGGCTAAAATTAGCAGTCAACCAAATGTCAGAAGAGTTATACTAGAGCAACGTGAAAAAGAAATCGCACGTATCGAAAAACGTACGGATACCGCAAACATCCTCAACATATACAAATAAATGGCAACAACATTCGTAGAATACACTGGGGATGGAAATGCGACCAAAGCGTTTTCTTTCCCTTCTATACAAGAATCAGATGTAAAAGTAGAAGTAGATGGTGTTACAAAAACAACAAGCACACATTACAATATAACAAGCTACACTACTACAGGTGGTGGTAATGTAGTATTTACAGCTGGTAATATACCAACTAGCCCTGCAAAGATACGTATACTTCGTGATACTAACGTAGACGTTGCAAAGGCTACATATGTCGCAGGCTCGTCAGTCAAAGCAGCTGACCTTAATGCTAACCATGAGCAGTTATTATTTGCTGCACAAGAAGAGCAGAATAACTTAGCTAGTGTTACAACAACTAGCCCCGGCCTTATGACAGCTGCTGACAAGACAAAACTTGACGGCATTGAAACAGCAGCAACAGCTGACCAAACAGCATCAGAGATTAGAACATTAGTAGAAAATGCAAGTGACAGTAATGTATTTACTGACGCTGACCACAGTAAACTTAATGCTATAGAAGCTGGTGCAACAGCAGATCAAACTGATGCAGAGATTAGAGCAGCCGTAGCAGCTGCATCAGATAGTAACGTATTTACAGATGCAGAAAAAAGCAAACTAGCAGGCATATCTGCCGGTGCGGGTGCTACAACATTTACAACCTTATCAGATACACCAGCTAACTTTACAGGTGCAGCTGGTAAAACAGTAAAGGTGAACTCATCTGGTAATGCACTTGAGTTTGTTACAGTTACAACACCAACTCAAGATATAGTAGATGATACTACACCACAGCTTGGCGGTAACTTAGATGTACAAACAAATGAGATTACTACAAGCACAACTAACGGTAATATTAAAGTAACACCTAATGGTACAGGTGTTGTAGAAATTAAAGGTGCAGGCGGTGCAGATGGTACACTGCAACTTAACTGTTCAGCTAACAGCCATGGTGTCAAGATTAAGTCACCACCTCATAGTGCTGCACAAAGTTATACGCTGACACTACCATCTAACATAGTAAACGGTCAGTTTCTAAAAACAGATTCTAATGGTAATCTAAGCTGGGCAGCAGCTGGATCTCAAACCATAGCAATCAACACACTGTCTAGCTCTAGTGGCTCAGGTGGTGGTAGTGCAACCTTTAATGGTTCTGCTACAAGATTCACATTATCAAACCCCGGTTCAAATGCTCAAGCACATCTTGTTAGCATCAATGGAGTCATTCAGAAACCTAATAGTGGAACCAGCCCAAGCGAAGGATTTGCTATTGATGGTAACGATATTATATTTGCCAGTGCCCCTGCTAATGGTGCTGACTTCTTTATTCTCACCATCGGACTCGCAATAAGTATAAATACACCAGCTGACGATACAGTCACATCTGCTAAGATTGTAGATGGTACTATTGTCAATGCTGACATAAACGCTTCAGCAGCTATTGCTGGTAGTAAGTTAGCAGACGATAGCGTAACAGAAGCTAAACTAGATATACATGCAGCACCGTCTGGCACAGACAAAGTACTTGGCTACACATCCAATGGTATGGAGTGGGTTGAGTCAGCAGCTGGAGCTACAGGTGGTGGCACAGATAAAATATTCTGGGAAAATGGTCAAACAGTAACAACCAACTATACAATTACAAACGGCTACAACGCAATGTCAGCTGGCCCTGTAACAATCAATAATGGTGTTGCTGTAACAATTGGTACTGGAGAAAACTGGACAATCGTATAAATTATGCCTATAACATTAAACGGGTCTGGCACAGTATCCGGTATATCCGCTGGTGGTTTACCAGACGGGATTATACAAAGTGCTGATTTAGCAACTGGTGTTGGCGGTAAAATTCTGCAAGTTGTTCACGATCAAAAAACAGACACAGCTTCTAATGACCTTGCTACTGCAACTTGGTGGAGTATTTATAACGCAGGGTTACAAGTAAGTATTACTCCTTCTTCAGCTTCTAATAAAATATTATTAATGGCAACAGTTACATTCTCTGAAGGTAGTGGGCAAATTTATATGCTTAGATTTGAAAAGAATGGTGCTGAGATTACTGATATTATAGGTGATGCTGCTGGAAGTAGAACCAGATCTAGTTCTTTAGAAGATGATATGGCGAGTGGTGCTGGTAGAACTACGAATTTGATAGCTCAAGTCTCTGCTGGTGATACAAATAGTAGAATTTATAATGTTGCAATACGTCATTCATCTGGTTTAACAAGGACAATGTATCTAAATAGATTTTATACAGATGGAGATAGTCATGGTAATGGAAGAGCTATTTCAACAATTACAGCAATGGAGATAGCAGCATGAGTCAATTAAAATTAACCGCAGACAGCGGTGGAGGTACAGTTGCTATCAAAGGGCCAGCCAGTACAACTGGTAATGCAGCTCTTGAGTTGACTGTACCCGGAACTGGTAATGCAACATTATTAACATCCGCAACAAGCACAGGTAAAATTCTTCAAGTTGTTCAAACAGTTAAAACTGACGTTTACTCTACAAATAGTACAAGCTATGCACTAATTACAGGCTTAACTCAAGCAATCACAGCAACTACAGCAAATAATAAAATTTTAATAAATGTAACTATATATGGTGGTAATAGTGCAAATGATTATGCCGTGGGGTTTCAATTAGCAAAAGATGGAACTGCAATATCTGGTGCAATAGGTGCAGCTTCTGGTAATAACCAAGAATCAGGAACCTTTAGATTTAGACAGAGTTCAGTAAATCATGCAGAAGAAGCAGCTTTTATGTACTTAGATACAGCAGCAGATACAAATGCACATACTTATGGAGTTTTAATGAAAGTTTTTAACTCAGGTGGCACTGGAAGAGTAGGAACTACAGGAGATAATGGTAACTATCAGCAACACCTGAGGTGTCCCTGTACAATTACTCTTATGGAGGTAGCAGCATAATGGCAACTTTAAACGCAACAAATTTAAAACACGCTTCCTCTGGTTCTAATAATATTGTTTTAGGTTCTGATGGAAGTACAACTATATCTAACTTGTCAGGTGGTGTAGGTAAAATTCTTCAAGTTGTTAATACTACTTTTAATAGCAGAGCTAGTCTCTCTATAACAAATCAATATGCTAACAATAGTTCTAATATTTACTATGTTACAGGTATTGATACTACTGTTACAACAACCAAAGCTAACTCAAAATTGTTAATTAGCGGTTCTCTTTCTGGTGAATTTAGTAATAGAGAAGATTTTTTTGGCTATGTAATTAGTTCAACTATTAGCGGAACAACTGCTCCTATTGATG